CGCTAGCTGCTTTTTTATATGGTTCGAAATCCCTAAAGAAAATTTCTTCTGATACTGGATGAATATACCCATCAGGATACTTAGCCCAACAGTACCCATCTTTCCGATTAACCTCCATTAAATATACAACCGTACCATCTTTGTGCTTGTATGGTTCTGCTGGATCTATAATCATATCCATTCCCCTTTGTATTAAAATGAAATTTTTATAATTAACTTGCTTGCAACTGCCCCTGTAGCATATCAAGTAGCACTTCAAAGATTGCTTCTAAAACATCAACTACTATACTGTTACCAGCTAATGCATATAACGTTGCATTTCGCTTCCCTGGCTTTGTTGGAAACTCTTTTAGCATAAGCTCGTAATCTTCATCACCGAATCCTAATAATCTCCAACACTCACGTTCTGTTAAATACCGGTACCGCGGTTCGCTCAATCGGATAATCCCTGCATTGGGGCAACGATCTTGTCTTTCGGTTATTGTGTAGCAATACTGATCAATTACATCTAGCTGCCGTTTATAACTACCTGTTGGATTTGGATTGAACTCTTTAATTTTGTTCAGCATCGATGGAATATTGATTAAATACTGCGATGGAATTTCATCATCTGGTCCATACTCCATAAATTCTTTAATATCCCTCATTGGTTTAAATCTCAATTTATTAAAATCAAACGCTTTGCCACCTAATAACGAGATACAAAATACTCTTTCTCTTGCATGTGGCACTCCGAATTTCCTAGCGTCCAATACATCATACGAATTTGTATAACCTAGCTTCTCCATTTCTTCCAGGTAATAATTAAATACTGGTACTACATTACGATCCAGCACACCTTTCACGTTTTCCCAAATGATAACCTTAGGTCGCCACTCACCCATTTCTTTAATTATCCGTAGCGTTTCCAACATCAATTGAGAGCGTGAATCTTCAGCATTACCTTTACGTGCTTTATTCGCTCTACTGTTATCTTGGCAAGGTGACCCGTGAACTAAAATATCCGGCTTTAAATTCCATCCTCTTACATCCTGTGGCTTATGTAGGTGATCATATAGAGCGTTATATGCTTTTACTCTATTAGCTTGCCATTCTACATAATCAATTGCTTTATGATCTATTCCTAAATTAACAAGTGCCTTTCTTGGTGCCCCGATTCCTCCGAACAATTCAAGTATTTTAATCAAAGCCACCCCTCCCTTCTTGCTATTAAAATAGCGTTTTTATAACATTATTTACGTCTCATTAAAATGAGATAGTCCCCATGCTTACAAGTTCTTGGGTGAACCCCTAAATTCGTTTGATTGTGGTATCCATTACTCCACTCTACTTTTTTACAAACGGGACATTCATATTTAGTCATTTGCTCACCACTTTCCGTCACAAGATAACTATTTTGTACTAATTGCATCCCAATCAAATGTTTCTAATATACTCAACAACTGTTTCACTTTTGGCGATCTCCAAGCTGTCATAGCGTATGTGTGAACCTGTTTTGTGTAATGATGTTTGTTCCCCTCAATATGTTTCTTAGCATCTTCTTTTGTTAGGAACATAGTATCTGGAACAATGAATGATACTTCCTCCTCGTAAATTAGATAGCAATTATCATCGATGTTCTCTTTAATCCACTCAACAAGACCTTCTTCTGATTCATATTCGCGCATTTCTTTTAATTCTTCGATTTGTTCTTCTGTCAATTCGTGCTCCAACTGACCGCTAATAATATCTTCAATGTATTCTTCAACAATTGCAGTTGTACAATCGTCCATAAAGAATAAAGATATTCTGTCGTGATGGCCTTCTGCTGTTACTACCCACTTATAATCCATTAAAGCCCAGTAACGTGGTCCTGCCTGTCCATCAGTTTCCTGTGTTTTTAATTCCTGCTGCAATTCCTTTAAAAATTGAATGTCCTTATTCATTTCCCAATTCCCCCAGTTTTTTTATTCCATCGTTTACACTTTTCAATTGCTCTTCAAACATTCTTATCATCGAACTTCTCATGCGTTGGGTGTTAGTAGGATATAAAACGTGATCTTTTATGTCCTCAATTTTGTCTTCTAATCTCTTTTTCTCTTTATTTAACGTGTATAGAGCGTGATTGTATGACATATCTATTCCCCTTTATGACCAAATAACGTTTTTGTTAAGATTTATTTTCTACTTCCCAACGTCTTTGCTGTCTTCTTTCTAAACGTCTCAATCTTGTTAATTCTTTGTTTTGTTCTTTGATTACATTTCTTAAATACGCATTAGCTTCTAACGTTTTTGTATAATCCTTAAACCAGTCATCATGATACTCTTTTGAAATATACAAAATTCCTTCGTGTTCAATTAAATCACTGTCTACTATTAACACCACACCAACACACTCGCTTTCTTATAAAATTCAAATTTGGTCTTACTTCACGCCTGTGCTTCCGAAACCAGCCGAGCCCCTCTGACTTTCCGATAGCTCGTCCGTCTCAACAAAATGTGCTGTTACCACTGGCGCTATGACGCCTTGAGCAATACGTGTCCCTCGTTCGATTACATGAGCTTTCATATTAACCCCTAAGTTACGTTCCGTATTATCGACTATTACACCAACTTCCCCTCTAAATCCACTATCCACCGTTCCAAGAATCACTCTTAATTTGGTATTACGTGAAATTCCGCTCCTTGGTCTCACCTGGAGCTCATATCCTGGCGGAATCTCAAAACTCAATCCAGTTGGTACAACCTTTGTTTCACCCGGCCAGATAACCGTGTCTTCTGCTACTACAAGATCAAAACCCGAATCCCCTGGTTTTGCGTATTTCGGCAAGTCAACATCTTTCAATCGCTTAATTTTCACTCTTAAATTCATTCCGTTACGCCCCTTTTAATGAACTTTCAATTCGTTCCTTGCGTGTAAGTAGATCCTCTAAATTACCTTCTGTTTTCTTTCTCTCAAGCCCTAACATATTTAAATGTAGTTTCATATTGCTTATATCTGAAGTAACACTTTCCAATTCTGATTCGAGTTGAATTCTCGTTTCTTTCTTCATGAAATCCCTCCTACAGTCCTAAATGCCCCATAATCTTCCCTATATTTTCATCAAACCCACGGTATACTTCATCATCAATAACAAACGTTGGTAATGTATTTGAATTATATTTCTTAGTTAGCACTTCCATATGGTCTTCATTTTCATCTACGTTTCTTTCAATAAGAGTCACATAAATTTCTGGAGGAAGACTTGCTAACATTTCCTTCGCTCTTTTGCACTTACCGCAATTTTCACCTGTATACATAACGATCTTAGTTGCCATTCTCTTCGTTCTCCTTTGCTTCTGTTAATAGTTGAGTTACCTCGTAAATTCCATGCTGTGTATATTTCATTGTTCTTCCTCCTTGTATTTAGATAAGATAGTTGTTAATGCAATTGCCGTTCCTTCATTTGCAATCCATTTCCCTCTATAAAAACCAGCAAGTCCTAAATCTTCATCCTCGTAAGCCTTATCAGCTTCTTTTCTGTTTTCCACTGCCGATTGTTGTAACTGTTCGATATACTCTTCGATTTCGTTTCTCATTCCTCATCGCTCCCTTGTAGTAACTCTGAGTTTTCGTAGATGTTCCCACAAACAACACCAAACTTTATCGCTACTTCTAAACCTTTCCTTTCAGCACCTTCAACAATATAATTACTTTTTAGCACTTTATATCCCCACGAATCAGTTAGCCAAATCACTTGTTTATATGTCGTTTCATATCTTCCTGTTTTGGTTTTCCCGAAATTTGTTAACAGTTCCGATGTACATTCAAGGATATCTCCTTCATAAATTCCGTTACCTTCCTTGTCTTTTAATCCTGTGTATTGGGAGCAAGGTAATTCTCTTTCCCATGTATCATCGACTGTTTTGAATCCATAACTGACATCTTCCAACATCGCACCAGTTAGAACGCCATCTTTGAAATACGTTTGAAATGTTTCTTTATCAATACTTTCTCCCTCTTGACCACCAAGCCAAAAGCGTTTATTCGCCTTGTCCCAAAACCTTACCTTAATCCTCATTCTCCTCATCCCTTTCCAACAGCCCCGCCAGTTCCTCGCAACTCCCCTCAAAGAGATCGCGCCCATCCGGTATCTTGAATATGTGATTATCGATTAATTTGTTGATTAAAACGTCTTGCTCCATGTTGCCTCCCTAGCTGATTTGTTTCTTTTTCGTACTTCCACGCTTGTCCTTTGGTTTTGTTGCTGCTAAATACGGGTGCATCCCTCTTTCTACCCTTTTATAGAAGCAAATATCATTTATTCCGTTTTCTCTAGCTACTTCTATATACGCTGAATGTCCCTTAGGC